CCGCGTTATCAGCATTTCCTTTTAATCACATGGGGCAATATACACCAGAGTTTGAAGGTGTTAAATTAGCCGTATGTAGTGGTATGGTAGATAACAAAATGGCGGCGGCACAAAGAAGTAATTTATTCTTTGGTACTGACTTACTTTCTGACCACACAGAAATCCGTATGTTAGATATGGGTGATTTAGATGGTAGTGACAATATTAGAGTTGTTGCTAAATTTACAGGTGGCGTACAACACGCACAAGGTGGTGACATCGTAAGATTAGACTAGTATTAACACAATTATAGGGGGCACTAATGCCCTCTATAGTTACAAAACAATTATAATATGGCTTGTGAATTAACAACAGGTAGAGCATTAGATTGCAAAGATGCAATAGGTGGCGTAAAGGCGGTATATTTCTGCCAACTAGAAGATGCTACAATTACATCTAGTAACGGTGCAATAACTGATTTAGATTTATCGCCTGCGCAATTATATAAATACAATCTCGTAAGAGGTACGGCATCATTTACAGAGACTATTACTGCAAGTGCAGAAAATGGTACGGTATTTTATGAGCCATCTGTAAATATAAAATTGCACAAACTATCAGTAGGCGATGCAAACGAAATTAAGCTACTAGCACAAAATAGACTTTTAATATTTGTAGAAACTAACGCAGTAGATGCAAATGGTAAAAGACAAATTTGGTGTTGTGGTAGTGAGAACGGTATGGAAATGACAACAGGTACTGCAAATAGCGGTGTAGCTTTTGGTGATATGTCTGGTTATGATTTAACTTTTGTAGGTATGGAAACTATACCTTGTTTATTTGTTAACGCATATACTAGCGTACCATTTGACAATGCAGACTTTACTGTAACTGTAACATAATAGTTAATATATTTTAAGAAAAAGGGGCATTTTGCCCTTTTTTTTTGACTTTTTACTAAATAAAAAACAAATTTTTATATTTTATAGTATGGTAGTAATAAATAAAGGTGTAGCTAATGAATTATTTTTTAATCTAACAAGTAAAAAAAGGTTAGCTAGTTCACCTTTTATATTTATTAAGTTCACCAACGACATGACAAAACAAGACTATTTTGTATACCCTACAGAAGTAGTAAAACCTAGATTTAGTAGTATGAGTTTTACAGAGGGTACACATATTAGTTTAGGTGCAGAGGGTTTTTATACTTATGTTATATATCAAGTTACTACTAACGATTTAAGTAACGATAGTACGCTAACATCTTCAAGAATTATAGAAAGAGGTAAAGCGTTAGTAAAAGATGCAAGTGTAACAGAAGTATCATACACACAATACACACCTACAAGCAACAAAAACACAACAAATAGTAACACACAATATTTAAGCATATAAATTATGGCAACAAAAAATGTAGCAGACTTGCTAAACGAACAACTAGGAAAAAAAGGTACTGTAGAAGTATTTACAACTGCGGCACAAACTAGTAAAGACTTTTACGCTATACATTTTGTAAATGAAAGTGTAGTAACAAACTGTACTATAACAGGTGCAACAAACGATAGTAATTTAGATAGTAAAACTATACCTGCGGGTACCGTTATATTTGCACCTTTTACTGCAATAACATTAACTAGTGGTTTAGCAATAGGTTATAATAACTAAGATATGAAATTAGGTTTAGGGTTAGGTATAAACCAAAGAGCAGAAAACCTTGAGAGTATGTCTGGGTTTAGTATAGATAGTTTAAGTGGTTTAGTAGCTTGGTATCCTTTTAACACAGGGCATACTTTAGATGGTGATGCCTTAGTAGCTTGGGCAGATGCTAGTGGTAATAGCAGAACACTAACGAACACAGGTGCGACTAATAAACGCCCTACAGTAGAAAGTGGGCGTATAAATTGGGGTGATGTACCTAATAGTTTTATGGATATACAAAATGGCGCTATACCAAATTCTAGGGCATTTAGTTTATTTTTTGTAGTAGAGTTTGCGGTAGCTAATGCAACTGCAATTAGTAGAATTTTGAACGGTAGTAGTAGTAGTAGTAGTACTGATACTTTTACGTGGGCTACTTTAACAAGTACACACCCTAGTCAATTATGGCAATTATTAATGGACGGTTTTGGTGATACAACTACTAGAGTATCTACATCAACAACTAACGGTAATTTAGCTAACAATACTAAAACAATAATACAATGTATCTATGGTGGTGGTAGTACAGACGGTGATAATACATTTAAAATAGATACACAAACAGGTAGCGGCACGTTAACTAATTGCCTTAGTTTATCTAAAACTAACAGTAACGATGAAACGTTAGATTTTAACGCAGTAGGTTTAAATAGTTCTTCACAATATATACACGGTTATGTTGACGAAATAGTAATATTTAATAGAAAATTGAATACAGAAGAGGCAACAGAAGTAAGGACAGATATGATTAGTAGAAACAATATGTAATGGCTAGAGAAATTTTTACAGGAACACAGGCAGAATGTAACGCAGTTATAGCAAAAGTTAATACCGCACTAGGATATAGTGGCGGTACAAGTATAGATACACCATACTCCATTGATGCAAGTAATGATATCTACGAAGTAATTGTAATAACAGGCACACAAAAAAATGCACTAGATACAACTGAGCAAAACAAAGTATTAGCAACTAGAAGTTTTGAGAATGAAGATAAAGAACGTGCCAAACTATTAGCTAAAATTGAAGAGGCAGATAGCAATTATAAAAAAATAACTAGGATAGATTTAAGTATACCACGAGGTGCAGTTTTAGCAGATGGCGGTGGTACTTGTGACGTTTCTGCACGTGTTACACCTACTGATGCTACAGATAAAACCGTTTTTCATTGGAGTATAGATAATAGTAGCTATGCAACATTACAAAATACTACAGGTAGCGTTTGTACTATAACGTCAGGTAATAGAACAAGAGGCAGAACAGTTACTATAAAATGCAATACAACAGATGGTAGTAGGGTATTTGGTACAATTCAATTAACTATACAATAATGAAAGAAAGACTAATAAACGTAAATCTTACAAACGAAGTACAACCTAAAAGCGTTGAAATAAATGGCGTAGATTGGATTGGTTATGGTGACGGTGAATATAAAAACAACTACCCTCAGTACATTATAGATTTATATAACAATAGTGCAACAAATTCTGCTATTATAAACGCTACTGCATCAATGATTGCAGGCGATGATTTTTTAGTAGAGGAAACAGACGATTTACAACAGTTTGTAGCTTTAAAAAAATTGTTATCCGCAGTAAACAGTAAAGAAAGCGCACACGAATTATTTGTAAAGTTAGCATTTGATTTAAAACTACAAGGTGCATACGCTATTAATGTTATATGGAGTAAAGACAAAACTAAAATAGCAGAGTTACACCATGTGCCTGTAGAACAAGTAAGAATAGGTACGCCTGACGAAAATGGTAAAGTACCATGTTATTTTATTAGCACAGATTGGGCGCAATATCGTAAGAAAGAATATGCACCTAAACATATAATGCCATTTAATATGATGGATAGAAGTGAGGGTAGCCAATTGCTTTATAGTGGTTTATATTCGCCTGCTATGGAATTGTACCACACACCTGACTATGTAGCAAGTACTAATTGGATACAAATAGATAATTTGACATCTGACTATCATTTAAACAATATAAGTAACGGTTTTAGTGCTTCATATTTTGTGAATTTTACGTCAGGCATTCCATCAAGAGAGGAAAGGGTACAAATAGAAAAACAACTAGCAAAGAAATTCACAGGCACGAATAATAGCGGCAAGTTCGTTTTAACTTTTAGCGATGACGCTAATAGTAAACCTGAGATTATACCTATACAAGTATCTGATGCAGATAAACAATATCAAACACTTAACGAGTTGTGTATTCAGAATATAATGATTGGGCATAGAGTAACAAGTCCTATGTTGTTAGGTGTAAAAACAGAGGGGCAATTAGGTGGGCGTACAGAATTACTACAAGCCTATGAGTTGTATATGAATACAGTTATAAAACCATTTCAAAACAATCTTTTAAAGACTTTTAAGAAACTTTTAGCAATAAATGGTATAACTATACCTATAGCCATAAAAGATGTTAAGCCGTTAAATTCTATGTTTGATGCAGATACACTAAAAGATGTGTTAACACAAGATGAAATTAGAGAGGAATTAGGTTACTCACCGTTACAAGACGATGAAGAAGTAGTATCAGAAGAATTAGAATTAAATACATGTTGTAATCATAAGTTTGCAGAAGATGTAGATTTTGACAAAGTACTAGAGGAATATGGCGAGTATGAAGATACAGAAAATTGGCAACTTATAGACGAAGATGATGCAGAGGGTGAACACGAAGATTTTGATTTTGAGTATAACCTACAAAAAATAGAATTAGCTAGAACAGGTAGAGCATACCCTAATGCCAGATCAGAACAAGACGGACAAAGCACACAAGAGCATAAAAGCAAGTTTAGAGTGCGATATGTATACAATGAAGATAGAGCGCTAACTAGAACAAGTGGTAAAACAAGAACATTTTGTGATGCTATGATGAGAGCCGCAAATAGTGGTAAGGTTTATAGAAAAGAGGATATACTGCGTATGCAAACAAACGGTATAAATAGAGAGTGGGCAAGAAAAGGCGACAGTAGTTATTCTATATGGAAGTATAAAGGAGGCGGTAATTGCCATCATAGATTTTATAGAAGAATATATTTACAGGCAGGTGAAAAGCCTAGTAGTGTAGATGCTATAGTAACTACAACTAAAGCAAGAAGTATGGGTTTTAAACCAGAAGTAAACCCACAGGAAGTACCTGTAGCACCTAAGCGTATGCCAAAAAACGGATTTGTAACTAAAAAAGGATATTAAAAATGGCTGTTTTATTTGTAAGCGAAGATACTATAAAAAAATCTACTACTATTAACGGTAATGTAGATGTAGAATTATTACTACCATATATAAAGGTAGCACAAGACATACATATACACCAATTATTAGGCACAGATTTATACGATAAAATAGCTAACGACATATCTACATCTTCTTTAGGTGGCAACTATAAAACATTTACAGACGAATATATACAACCTGTACTTATACACTATAGTTTATATGAGTGTTTGCCTTTTTTGTCTTATAAAATTATGAATAAGGACATAGTGCGTAAAATAT